ATACATTTTTGCAGCAGATGTTACAAGTGGGTCATTTTCAAATGTAGATAATGCGGCAAGTTTTGCTATAGCAACACCCTGTATTCTTTTTGCGTTCCTTCGTATTTGAATAAGAGTTTCTTTTGAACCTTCTTTATCTTCTGTATTATATTGGGTTGAAAGTGTATCAAGAAGTGCATCGTACTCTCTAAAGAATGATGTGAACTCAAATTTCAAAAGTTTTTCTTTTAAATCTGGTCTCATATTTTTCGTATCGTCAGCAATTTCTTCTTTTTGTTTTTCGTCAACGAATACAAATGACCCAAGTTTTTTTTCTAACTTTTGCTCCGGTGTTTCTTTTTCTTCATCTTCTTTCTCTTCTTCTTTTTCCGTAGACGATGCTTTTTCTTTGGCTGCTTTTAATTTAGCCATTAAACCACCACCACCGCCACCAGAACTTTTTGGTTCTTCCTTTTTTTTCTTTTTTTGACGCGGTTCAACCTTATCGTGCTTTGCAGGGTCAAAGTTGTCTTTACTAATATAATACGATTGACCACTTTCTTTGCTTCTTACAAGCATTTTTGTAGGGTCTTCACTTGGTTTTTTTGGGTCTTCTTCCAGTAGTATATCTTTTAATCGTATCATATTCCCGAGTTAAATTTGTTCTCGGTCAAGCTTTCTCTGTCTCTTCCGAGATGCGTTCATTTTATCTTTTCTTTTTTCAGAAGGTTTTGTGTATTCTGTTCTTCTTTTAAATTCTTCCAGAATTCCACTTTCCTTAACTTTTCTTTTAAATATCTTCAACATTAAATCAATATTCATTCCATTTCCCTTTACCTTTACATGAGCCGGTTTAGGGTTTAAACTATGATATTCTGCCATAACCTATTTCCTTTTTTATTTTTTTTCAATTTCTTTGATTTCATAATATCGACCAAGTGTCTGTCCAATATCTTCATAAACAGACTCTAATCTTTGTTGTAATTTTACTACCTCTGCAACTGTTTTTTCAAAAACTCTTAAAGATTCATTCATTTTGCGAGTGTGGCGTCCAAGAGTAACTTGGTCAAACCAATCGCCAGATTCTTCCATAATATTTTTAGAAGCAAACTCAACAACATTTCTAATTTCTTTGTAAACTTCTTTTAAGTTATTACCACGATAAATTGCATCACCGTACTCATTATATCTAGAGATGGCTTCTAATTTTGACTTCTTTTCTTCGGGTGTTAAGATTGGGTCTTTTGGTTCCTTCTCCGTTATACCTTCTTTCAAAACTTCAGTAACAGCTTTAGCAACCATCTTCTTTAATTCTTTGATTGTGTCTTCACTGACTTTTTTAGGAAGGCCTTTATGTTTTGTGCCAGCATATTTTTCAAGTTCTTTTTCAGACATTGATTTTGCAATCTTCTTTACTTCGGCACTAACTTCTGACGCAGGGACGTCACCGCGTTTATATGCAAGAGATAGACCCATAATTTTTTGTTGTTGTTGACTTGTTGCCGGCATTATTTATCTCCATCAAAAATACATTCACAGACATTACCAATTTCACAAATAATATTTGTTATGTTTTCATTTATACGTTTTGTTTTAGAATCTACTTTACTAATCTTCGACTCAACACCTTCTTTAATTACACCCTCATTTTTTGCCGATGGGTACATAAATGCACCGTGTGTTGATGGATTTGATACAAAGTCCCATCCAATTAATTCAAAATCATCTTGAACTTCAACGGTTGTCTCATTAATTTCTTTCACAGAACCAAGACCTCTTGATGATATACCAAGACGAATGCCGGCCTGAAGAAGATTTTTTAGAATGTTACCAGACGGTGTTGGGAGAATTTCTACCTTACCGACCAAATCATTACCTTGCCAAAAACATTCCAATACATTGTGAGAGACGTTACGAAGATTAATTACCGATGATTCTGGATGGTCTAACTCACCGAGAGCACGATTTTCTTTAATTTGATTTTGTTGATATTTCTTTACTTCTCGGATAAGAATTTCTTTTGGGTAAATACGGCCATTTTGATTCTTCGCCTCAGCTCGTTGAAGAACACCAGAAACTATTACTTTACCGTTTTCTTGCTTAGACTCATTTATTTGTTGTGGAGTCATAGTAAATAACATTGTGTCTACGAGTAATTGTTTCATTTTAAGCACCTAGTTCAGTAATTCGTTTTGAAATACGGTTCAATCTTTCACCAATCTTGTGTAATCTTTTATGAGAGGAAGTCCAAAGTGTTCTTTGGTCAACACCCATTTCCATTTTTAAACGAGATGTATGACCAACAACTCTTTCGATTTCATAAATTGCACGATTTATTTCTTTTATAGATTGATTAATTTTCTGATTTGTTGTTCTTGTCTCATCTGTTTTGTATGATTTATAAGATGCTTCGTGAAGTGCAGACATCGTTTGTTTATAAACAGACTCTTGTGTTGCATACTGTTTGTATGTTATCGAGTGCTTTCTTTTTTCTTTTGGTGCAATTTTATACCCAAACTGTTCTGCGTTATCTTTTGTCTTTTCGTCAAATTCTTCTTTACCTTCACCAGATTGCGGTGAAAATGCCTTTGGTGTTTGATAACCATCAACACCAGCGGTCACACTCATTTCGTGCATTTCTTCTTTAAATTGTTTAAAAGATTCAGATTTTTTTAATTTCTGTATAAACTTTTCTACGTTCATATCATTACCTTATGATTTGATTGCGAACTAAAGCATAAACAGGGCCGCCACTGTCTACTTTTACACTTTTAACAGATATTTCAATTATACCGGCACCATTCGCACTACTTGTGGCAAGAGTTCCTAGTGGAATATCGCCACCCAAAGAAAGAGATGCAGTCCCAACAGTTGGGTTTGGTATAATTAATCCACCAACACCAAAGTAAGAACCAGTGAATGTTGTTGTTCCCACCGGACAAGTAATTGATTGTAAAAATTTACCTGGGTGACCTTTTCTTTCGAATTCATCTGCCTGTGATGCTGGATAATTATAGGGTTGTATTCCTGTTGTATCTGCCATTATTTACTCCATCATAAATCGTTTATTAGGTCATAATATCGTAACAACGCAGATACATAGTTTTCATCCACGTTTTTAAGTGTTTTATAGTTTTCCAATAAACTAATAACTTCATTCAATTTAATTTTCAAAGCTTTATCGGAAACTTTTTTTGTTTTCTGTGTCAATGCCTGTTTTACTCTATCGGCTTCTTCTTTTATAAAATCCGTCAAATTATTTGTGTTACTAACATTTCCGATGTATTCTCTTAAAATTTTCTTTTGATTAGGAGAAAGTTCTTCATACTTTGTATTAAATTTTTCAACGAGTATCTTATATGATAAAAGTCTTACTTCTTTTGGTTCATTTGAAATATCAACTGAAGATTCATTTAGTTTAGAACGATTTTCATTTGTAATATTTTCCAAAACCGTAATTCTTGAACGAGTTATTTCTGATGGGTTGTCAAATTCATTATACTCAAATATCTTGTATATTGATGCAAGTAATTTGTAATTACCGACTTTTGTTTGAAAGAACGAATCTATATTGAAATTTTCATTTACAGACTTAATAAGTTCGTATTTTTCTTCTCGTAATTTGTTCTTATCTAATTTTTTTCTAGTCTTTAATACGGCGTCAATAAGCATATTTGCTTTCGAATCAGAAGAAAATCTTTCATCACACAATGTCTTGTATAATTTATATTCCTTAATAAGTTCACTATTTTTGTGAAAGAATTTTTTAAGAATATCAGTTGCAATCGACTCATTTGCAGAAATAATGTCAGATGTTATTTGCCTAGCCAGTAGTTCAAATAACATACCAGTATTCTTAAACTTAGAATGTTTGATTTTCTTCATTTATATTACACCCATGTATATGACTTTCATTAAATAAATATGATAAAATTTACATTTCTTCTAATAAATTGTTTTCATTCAACAAATTAGGTTCAGATTTTTCCGATTCTAATTTATTTGGTTTTAAACTTTCCGATATAATTGATTTTGTTTTAATTTTTATACCAGACATATTACTTATCAGATTAGAAAATTCTTTGTTTAATGATTGAGATTCAGTTGCTAACGGAGAATCTCCCTTGTAATTGTGACGAGGAGACCTATTAACATTCAAAGTTTTTTCAATATTCTTTCTACCAAGTGGGTCTCTACCGAATGGACTTGAATCTGTATTATATGTTGAGCCGTGTTCCGGTGGTCTACCTGCACCTGGCCATCCACCCTCTGGAACTTCAATATCATTTATTTGTCTGATATTTTTGCCCCCATAGATATTCATGGATGCCAAATCGTGTGGAGTACCGAATGATTCCTTTGTAATTGCTGGGTCATTTCCTTCACTTTCGATTTGTTTTTGACGGAATTGCAATTTAATGTCTTCAATTACTTCATTCTTTTCAAATTCCGCTTCATCATCCGAGAGATTAAATATATTTGAGTAAATATACTTGAGTGAAAGTAATCTCTTTTCCATAAGAGACCCAGCAAGGTCTACTTTTTCTTTCATAAGGGCAATCTTTTCTTGTTCGTAAATGATAGACGGTCCGGTCAGAGACAATTCAAAATTTACAAGGTCTGCATTTTCATATCCTTGGGCATACAAGTGAACAATTGCAATTTTTGTCAATTCAGAAATGACAATTCGTTGTATTCTTTCAATTGTTCTCGCAAAACGAATGTCAAGGGTAGCAAGTGTTGCTTTTCCTTCAAGTGATTCGTCATAACCAAGGTATGCTTTCGGAATTTTTAATGCAGCAAAGATTTTACCTTTCAAATACTCAACATCTTCAATGGCTTGATATTGAAGACCTGGTAAGGTTTCGATTGATGTACCAGCTTGTCCACCACGAACAGGAAGATAGAAATCTTCAAGGATGTTCTGCATATTATATCGAAGATTATACTGTCCTGTTTGTTCATTTACCACAGGAGTTTTCTTCATTTGATTCATAATGTTTTGCATATACTGGTCGACTTCTGCCGGAGGAATATTACCAATATCAATCTTGAATATTCTCTTTTCAGGGGCTCTCATGATACGGTGAATCAACATCGCATCTTCCATGAGAACAAGTTGCTTGTAAAGTTTACGAGCACCCTCTAACATTGACTTACCATATGGTAAATAATTTGTATCACCGAGAAGTCGGAAGTGAGCAACTTCATAATTTTGAAACTCACCCTTGCCAAGTGGGCCTTCATAGACAAATTTTGTCATATAAATATGTTCTGGGTCTGTTCCCTCGTCTCTTTGCATCTCATATGGTGAAAGTGGCACCACATTTGTGACACCAAGGTCATCTTTTACATCAAGATACAGATAATGGTCTCCATATTTACAAAGATTTCTAATCCATGGCCACAGATTATACTCAATATTAAGAACATCGTAAAAAAGATTTTGTAAAATTTTACGAATGTTATCATTATCAGTTCTAATAGTTAGAACGTCGCCAGTATCATTCTTTAAAGTTGATTCATCCGCGTAAATATCAAGAGCGGAGGATATAATTGCATCAGTGTCCATTGCCTCATAGTCAGTATAAAGGTCAATTTTCGTTGCTGAAAATGAGTTATACTGATTATACACCGATATTGGAGTCCCCTTTGTTCCGTGAAGTCTTCCATATCGGTCAATTACCTTAGATGTGTGCGGATTTCCATCTGCTTGATATCTGACAGTATCAACTACTTTTAGTTTTTTACCGCCAACATTTCTAACCACAACATTTGTGGAAAAAAGTGTTTTCAGTCTATCAAACAAAGATTTTTTCTGAGCCATTTATCACCTATTTGTTATTAATTCATATAAATAAATATCATTTTTATATCTGTTAAACCATTTTTACATTAACCAAGTTAAATCTTCACTTGGTTTGTTTTCCCCCACATCCATTGCCCAACCCGTTTCTTTCTTTATGTCAATCGCGTTAGCACTATTGTAAACCTGAGTTGTCTTTTTCATATATTCGAGGCTTAATTTTGTCCTCATAAGACCCTCTTGGCGTAGTTTTAGTGCAGAATCACGTACCCAAAGACCAATAGCGAATGACATTACCAAGTCATCATTATATCCTGTCTGAGCTTCGGCTCTTCCGCCGTGCCATATGAATACAAACATCTCTTCTGCAAGACGATTTGATTTAATAATTGGGACTCTTTCTCTAAAATACATTTCATATTTAGAAACTATAAGCGGTCTAGTCTTTGCACTATTAGTAAATCCAGGAACCATCTGTGATTTATCTTTTAAATCGTATCCTTTTGAAATATGAACAGATGGGTCCGTATAACCTTCCTCTTTATATGTGTAATAAAGGTTAGGATAACCTCTATCAATTACTTGTTGTATTACCGCCCACCCTATATTTGCATTTTCAATCACAAGTAGGGCATCATTATATTCTGTGGCAAGTGAGACTAGAAGATTTCCAAATGATTTTGTATCTAACTTACCTTGGTATTCCGCAACTTGTTCTACGTTTTCAATATCTATGATGTGAAATGCAGAATAGTCCTTTCCATCACCACGGGCAACGTCAGCACATATCATGTATGATTTATTTGGGTCAGGGTAATCCCATATCCATAAACCATTTTCAGCACCACGTCTTTCTTTTGGTTCTGTAACATATGTCTTTTGATACCAGTCGATAATATTACCATCAACAACAGAATGTCCAGATGATAAAAAGTCGCCATCACATTCCTGCGCCGCAAGTGCAGGGCCAAGAATAACATCCTGTTGGTCTCTCCACGCTTGGTCGCGCTCAGGATGAACTGTCCAATGAAGAAAGATTGGATTGAAAGCGCTACGTGAAGTCTTTGCATTGACCCACTGCTTGTGATAAAAATTACCAACCCCATTTGGAGTCGAGTTGATAATTGCACTACCGCCTGTGTTGATTGTAGACTGTGCAGAGGCCCATATTTCCTCGATGTTCTCAATAAAGGCGGCTTCGTCAATAATAAGAAGAGACAGAGCTTCAGAACGAGCAGCATCGGACGCGGCTGAAACAGCTTTTATCTGTGAACCATTCTTAAAACGAAGTGAAAGTTTATTATCTTCAATTACGGCAGTTTTTAACCATGAAGGAAGATTGTCATACATAACTCGAACTTTTGTCACAAGGTTCTTTGCGGTTTCTTGTTTTGTTGCAATAACGAGGATGTTCTGGTCAGTTTGAAATAACATTAACCAAAGTGAGTAACCAGCAATAAGGGTAGATATACCCAACTGACGTGATTTTAGACAGATATTGTATCTGTGGTCTTGGAACTCACGAAGAACGTCTTCCTGAAAGTCCCATAGTTCAAATAGAATCTTACCGCGGACAGGGTGTTGAATCTTGGCGTATTTCTTCATAAAGTAAACGGGGTTTGCCGCACACTTTACATACTCCTCTTTGAT